TGTTGAAACGTATTGAAGCATGGGACTCAAAATATGGGCTGATGGCGTAATTGGGAACGTACATGATTTGCATTCATGAGTCCGGGGTTCGAATCCCCGTCGGTCCACCAATATTGATAAATAGTTGTATGAAATACAACATATTCATCAACGATAAATTATATAAAACCATAACTACTAAGGATGATAGTTATAATCCAATGAGCGTTTGGCCACAAATTGAAGAGGACAAAAAAGCAGGATTATTAAGCACATACAATATAAATCAACAATTAAAAATAGTAGTTGAAAAGGCAAAAAATTAAGTTGCATGATTAACTCAGTGGTAGAGTCCTGTCCTGACTCGACAGTGGTCAATAGTTCGAATCTATTATCATGCTCCAAAACATTTGATTTAATTTATAAATTACATTACAATAACTAAATATTACGCGGGTAGGTCAAGTGACCCGGCAGGTCTCATAAGCCTGACTGAGTGTGGAGCGTTACCATGACCCGCATCCAAACATTAAAGGAATAAAATGAAAGTAAGAGCAAGACATATATTAGTGCCAACACTAAATGAGGCAGTTGAATTACATAGCAAAATTGCTGAAGGTGAAGATTTTGCGGTTGTAGCACGAAAATTTTCTAAGTGTCCTAGTGGTCAAAATGGTGGCGATTTAGGTGAGTTCGGTCAAGGACAAATGGTGAAGCCTTTTGAAGATGCTACATTTAGTTTAGAACTAAATCAATTAAGCCAACCTGTCGCAACACAATTTGGCTATCATTTAATTCAAAGGACAGGATAAATTATGACATGTAGAGGTTATGATCCAAAAGCAGTTAAGATTAGCAAACCAGTTAAGCGCCAAGCCGCAAATATTTTAGATAATCACAAGCGTGGTGAATTTATTAGAAGTTTTGTAGAAATTGCAAAAAGTGAATCAAGAGCAGGTCATAAAGAAAAATGAGTAAAGGTAGTACATACAGACCAATGAGTGTTAAGTACGAGGACTTTAGTAATAGTTTTGATAAGATTTTTGGAAAGAAAAATATGACACCAAATTACAAAGACAATGGTGACGATATTGGTACATGTGGCTGTGGTCGTAGTCCAACAGGTAAATGTATAGGTTGGCATGCATTAAGCGAAAGAGATTATCAACTGCAATTGGCTGAATATATTGCCGAAAAGAAAGATGAATGATTTTGCATCCTTAACTCAGTTGGTAGAGTTCCGCCTTTACACGGCGGCTGTCGGCGGTTCGAGCCCGTCAGGATGTACCATTAAAATGCGGGTATGATGTAAAGGTAACCTGAATCCTTGCCAAGGATTATTTGCGAGTTCGATTCTCGCTACCCGCTCCAAACAAAAAGAAAGAGAGGTTATTATGCGATTATAGATATTAAGGAGATTAATATGTCTAGGACGCATAAAGACATGCCATGGAAAGTTAAATTCCCTGAAAGTAAATTTGACTACAAATATTATCAAAGTAATAATAATTTTTGTTTCTTGGAATATCCTGGCAAACTCACAAAGAAAAAGCGTAGTTATAAAGAATATCACGGCATGCCTACGCCAATGTGGTGGATTAGTTTAATGATGAATCAACCACAACGAAGCCGTGGTAAACAATGGGAAAAACAAGTTTTAAAAACAAAGGTAAGTGAACTTATCGATCAGGATTATCCTGATGTAGGTCGCAAACCACACATATATTATTGGTGAAACACATGGCACGTATAAGTAGTGAACAAGCAGTTAAACAAATTGGTAATCGTTATGATTTGGTTCTTGTAGCCAGTCAAAGAGTACGAGAATTAAAACAAGGAGATAGACCTAAGATTAATACTAAACATGGTTCTACTCTAACTGCATTAACAGAAATTGAAGAAGGTCATGTTGGTCGTGAGTTACTAAGTAAACTTAGAGAAAAACCACGCAAAGAAATTGATAAGTACGATAGATATTAGGAAGCGCAAGCCAATTGGAGATGGCAGCTGTCTTGAAAACAGTCGAGCGTTAGTAGCGCCTTGAGGGTTCGACTCCGTCCGCTTCCGCCAAACAAAGGAGTTATCATGTCAAGCAAAGAAACAATACAAAAAGCATATGGTAATTACAATAAAGAATTGCCAGGAGTATTTAACTGGGATTGGATACCTACAAATCGTGGAATAAAATATTATTATTTAAAATTTGTTAGATTCATGCTAGGTAGGTAATATAAAGTATGACACACAATTTTGATATTATATTATTAACAGACACAGCAGTTTATCCAAATTGGACTAGGGGCTACGGAGCACATAGAATAGCTAGTCATTTGCGAAGTAATGGTTATACAGTACTAGTCATTGATTTTTCTATGGAACTAACTGTAGATATTTGGGAACAAATATGTAACTTATCTATTGGTCCTTCAACTAAATTAATAGGGTTTAGCACAACATGGTGGCCCTATAGAAATCCTTTTAAAGAAAACGATAGAGTAAACACTACAGTATCACTTAGTGATTGGGTTACTGATGATGGTCGCAAACCGTTTCCTGAGAAGAATTCATTAACATATGATGCAGTGCGTGGCAATATGAAGCCATGGATAGATATAGTTAAAAAAATTAATAGTAAAACTAAAATTGTTGTAGGCGGTGCTAAAATAGATTGGTACAAAGATTTTCCTTGTGATAACTTTATTGATGGATTAGGTGAAACACAGATATTAGATTATCTACAAGATACTAGACGAATATGGCCAAAAGTTATTAAGCATGATACTAAAGCCGATAGTAGAGATTGGGGCTGGACAACTAGCACTACACAATATACAAAGTATGACCAAATCCGTAGCCAAGAAGTGTTAACATTAGAAATTGCAAGAGGATGTAAATTCAAATGTGCGTTTTGTAGTTTTCCACTAATTGGAAATAAAGATGTAGCAAGTTATACAAAAACAGAAGAAACAGTTTACAATGAGTTAATGCACAATTATAATAATTGGGGTAGCGAAGAATACTGGATAGCAGATGACACATTCAATGACAGTATTGAAAAACTTGAAATGTTTTTGCGTGTATCCAAGCGTTTACCTTTTAAAATTAAATTTCGTGCATACATTCGTTTAGACATATTAGCAATGCAACCAGAACAAATACAAATGTTATATGACATGGGTTTAAAGAATTGTTGGATTGGTATTGAAACATTTCATCCAGTTGCAAGTAAGCGTATAGGTAAAGGCATGAGTGCTGAAAAACGCAAACAAGCATTGTATGACATACAAAAAGTATGGGGTAATGATGTATCAATTGCGGCAGGGTATATAGTGGGTTTGCCAGGTGAAGATGAAGCATCATTAAGAAAAGAATTAGCATGGTTCATGGAAGAAGACAATCCAGTGAATCATAATCCTAACTTTTTGCCATTAATTATTAATCCACCAGGTGCTTATGAATATCATCCCATGAGTGATATAGATAGAAATCCAGAGAAGTATGGATATAGTATACCAGATATGAATAGACATAATTTCTGGTTAAAAGATGATGGCACTGATATAACAAGTTTCCAACAAGCATGGGATTTAGCATTAGAGTTTGACAAAGTTATACGGAGTAAAAAAGGGTTAATACCTAGTGGCTTGAGTTACGACAGAGGCATTAAGAACCCAACCATAGATTATTTCATCCCATTAATACAGTTATTAAGTAACACTTAAGTGTTACTTGACAATAATCAACTTTTCGCTTATAATTCTACAAGAAAGGAAATATTATGCCGTGGATTCAAAATGTAGCATTAAGCGATATCAAAAAAGGATTTCATATTAATCCTGGTGATAATGCAATGCTGATTCAAATAGTTGATCCAGCAATGGAGTTCCCTAAACCCCTGTACAATTTTAAGCATACTGCACAATTTGAATTTTTGGATCTTGAAAAAGATGACATGCCTGATGCTGAGGAATTCAAAATTACTGATGACCAAGCAAAGAGTTTGTGTTTATTGTTAAAGCAAGCATACGCTAACCAAATGAATGTTATAGTTCATTGTGTTGCAGGTGTATGTCGTAGTGGTGCAGTTTGTGAAATTGGCGTGATGATGGGCTTTGATGACACCGAAGTTTATCGTAGCCCTAATCTATTAGTTAAGCACAAAATGATGGAATATTTAGGATGGGCTTATGATGAAAATGAGCCACATACTATAAATGGCATTACATTGGATAGTGGATTAGTTGTACCTAAGAACTATGAAGGTGATATATGAAAACTGAAAAACTGGTTGAAGATGGAAAGGTTGCTGTGTTGTATAGCCCTGGCTATGGTGCTGGTTGGTATACATGGAATCGTGAATACCCTGAAATTGTTTTTGACCCATCAATAGTTAGACTTGTTGAAAAAGGTAAATTTGACGAACTAATAACATATATGACACTTAAATACCCTGACATGTATTTAGGTGGTTTAGAAGATTTAGAAGTTAAATGGTTACCTATAGGTACTAAATTTCGTATAGACGAATATGATGGAAATGAAAGTGTAGAATTACTAGGTGATATTGATTGGCTGGAGGCTTAAATGTATACAGTAGAACATAATGAATTTGAAAAACAATTTGTTTCACTAGATGAGGCAATGGACTATGCCAAAACACTTAATGTGTTTGTTGTTATCAAAGGTAATGGTCTTGAAGTTGCAGGCAAGTTTGGTGTTGATAGTGTTGAAAACGGTGTTACACCTGATGGCATTGCTTATACATGGAACAAAGCAAGTCGTATAGGTCGTGTTAAAAAAAATCTCACAGATGAGAGTGAGGTAGATTTAGGAGATTATTAATGCCTAGTGTATTTTTAGTAAGCGATACCCACTTTGGTCATGCAGGTGTTTGTCGTTTTACCCGTAACGATGGTGTTACGAAGTTGCGCCCATGGACTGATCCAGATGAAATGGATGAGGCAATGGTGAAATTATGGAATGAAAGAGTAAAGCCTACTGACAAAGTTTATCATTTGGGTGATGTTGTTATCAATCGCAAAGCATTGAAAACATTAAGTCGGTTAAATGGTGATAAAGTATTGATTCGAGGCAACCACGATATCTTCCGTGATGACGAGTATAGGTTATACTTTCGTGAGTTAAGAGCCTATCATGTAATGAATGGTATGATATTAAGTCATATACCTGTACACACAGAAAGTTTAGGTCGCTTTGGTGTTAACATACATGGACATTTACATGCTAACCGTGTAAAAAAAAT